ACTTCGGATCAAGTTCCATTCCATAGCATACACGATCAATTTGATGCGCAGCAACCATTGTTGATCCTGAACCAAGAAAACCATCAAAAATTAAATTTCCTTTAATATGATCTTTTATTATTTCTGAAAGCATCCTAATGGGTTTTTGTGTTGGATGCACTCTTTTGCCGCTTTCTCCTTCTCTAATCATACCATTCCAAAGTTGATTATATATTCTAATTGGAGTATGAAAACTACACCAAGCCATTTCTCCATCTGCAAAAGTGTTTCTAATACCAGAATCTGCTCTTTTATTCCAAATAAGCCAACTATCACTAAAAGGAAGAAAATCAACAAAATAATTACCTCCCCAAATAATAAATTTATCAAAACCTAAAGAAACACAAGTTTGATAAAATTGCTTTGCAGTTTCAGTTGTATCATCTGCAATAACTGCAGAATACTTGCCTTTTTTAGCAATACCAAAATCAGCGCCAACCTTATCATTTTTTACAACATTTATTCCATAAGGAGGATCAGTGAAAACCATATCAGCTTTTTTCCCATCCATAAGTTTTGCAACTTGATCCGAATCAGTACTATCACCACAAAGCAAACGATGGTTTCCGATTTCAATCAAATCACCCAATACAACATCAACCTTTAAATCATCTGGCTCCTCATAATCATCCTCCTCCGCTTCGGGATCAGCTTCAAATATATCAGGTAAATCCAAACCCCAATCATCCAAATCATTGGCATCCCATTCATTTGCTAATATATCCCAATCCCATTCACCAAAGCCAACATTATCTTTGATGATGAATTCTTTTTTCTTTTCATCACTCCATCCAATTGCCTTATCAATCCACACTTCAAACAATCCTGCGCTTTTACACGCTTTGAGGCGCATATTGCCACCCAATACAACCATATTTTCATCAACGATGATTGGTCGCTTTTCAAGCATTTCAGGAAATTCCTTGATTGACTTTACTAACTTTTTGAATTTTGAATCCTTAACAAATCGTGGATTATCTGGATTCGGTTTGATTGATGCGATATTAACTTTCCGCTTCATAAGAGTACCAAATTATATTAAAACCAAACACAATCAAAAGGATTTGAATAACGTGTTCCCGCATTCCATCAGTGCGCTCAACATCTTGAAGTTCATTATCAATATAGTTGATGCCAAGTGTTAAGCCATATATCGGAAAAAAAGTGATTGCAAGATTCATCCCTTGTGTTTTTTGTAAAAGTACAAATATATTTCCCAAATCTTTTGATGCGCTTCATCAATTTTTGCGTATGACTTTGGTGAATTGCGTTTGTTTCCTTTGTGATCAAGCACAATCCAGAATTCGTTTTTGCGTGGCACAACGTATTGTTTGATGCCATTTTTAAAGCACCACCCCATTGCGGATTGCATTTCTTTACTTGGCGCAAATTTGAATCGCATAATAAAAAATTGTTATTACATTATATGCACACACCCAAAATCCGATTGTGATTGCTGCAATGATTGCCCACGTTATTGCTTTTAAATATCTTTTCATTTTAAAAAAGTGTTTGTTGTGCTTGATGTTGTTTCAAACGTTTCATCGCTGCATTGTAATAATCGGGATCAAGTTCACAAGCGGTTAAATCAAATCCTAAATTGTGACAAGCGATTGCTACACTTCCTGAACCTAAATGAGTATCTAAAATCTTATCCTCTTCTTTGGCATAGTTCATTAAAATCCATTCATACAGGTAGACAGGTTTTTGTGTTTGGTGTATTTTTTCAACTTGATTGTGTTTGTGTATTGAGTATTCGCAAATTTTAGCAGGTTTTTTTAAACTCATACTTACCCAAGCATATTCACATCTTGCAAAGTTTGGCATCGCTTGTTTTTTATCCCAAATCAAAAAGTATTCACTTTCAGGCATTGTAAAGTTGTTAGCGCCAAACACAATTTGATGTTTAGAAACTCTAAATAATTCATCCCAATATATTTGTGTTGGTTTTATATCGTTAACTAATTCCATACCTTGAAACCTTTTAGCGTGTACATCTTTTTCGCTCGGTGTATTAGTAACATTTTTAAATCTTTCTATCCCATATGGAGGGTCAACAATTGCAAGGTCAAAGTAATTATCTTCATACCTTGCCATTAACTTCATATTATCCTCATTTGTAATTTCAATCATATTTTTTAATTTTTAAAATGGAACGTTTGTATCTTTTATCACTTCAAATTTTTTGTTTTCCGCCTCAAGCGGTTTGTACACCCCGCCATTGGTGAAATCGGGAGCAACTTCAAAATCACCCAATTGACCGTTTTCCTTTCGTTTTACCTTTTCAATGTACAATCGCACCGCATCGGATTTGTATTTGGTTTTTTGCCCAATGCACCGATATACAACAACACCATTGTATGCCTTATTGAAAAAATCCGCACTCCCTGAAATATCGTACAAAGTTGGTTTTTTATATACACCCTCCACAGATTCAATCTTGCGTGGATGTGCCACCAGAAACAAATGCGTGTTGGTTTGTTGGCAAAATTGCGTTATTTCGGAAAGCACCCTCCCAATGTAGCTGAAATCCCTTTGCGCTGAATGGTCAAGCATATTCCAAGGATCAATCACGCACACATTTATTCCCTTTTGAAATACCAATTCCCGAAACGCATCCAATATGCCTTTCAATGTGAGGTTTTCAAGGTCGATTTTTATCCAGAAAAAATGATCCTCAATAAAATCCTTTGTGTTGTTTAAGTCATCCGAGTTGCACATTTTGCCATTGAGTTTATTGGCAATCCTTTTGATGTGTCCCTCATACGGAAATGATTCAGGTGAAAACATTGCGCATCTAAAATCATATTTCGTGGCCAAGTTGCAAAGCACCTGATCCACAACATCCGATTTTCCTGAATTGGGAATCCCAGTGACAACGCTCCATTCACCCATTGCAATTTTAAAATACGAATCCGATTCACCTAACCCCAATGAATAATTTTTGATACCCTTTTCATTGTAGGATAAAACATTATCCCAAATATTGCTGATATTTAAAACTCCCTCCAATGGGAAATTTTTCGCATCCTTGATGATGTTTCTAAGCGTTTCCGCACCTTTGGATATCAACACCTCGTTTGCATCCTTGTATTGCCCAAATTCAACGTATTTGCAACGATAGTTTCCAAACCGCCTTGCTAATTCATTGCGCAGCTGCAATCCCGCATCATCATTATCAGTGCAAAGAATGATTTCCTTTTTGTTTTTAAAATACTCAAAGCAATTATCCAAATACTCAAGTTTTTGATTGCCTTTTGATGCACCATTTGGAACGGAGCAAACGGAATACAATCCCGCTTCATGCAATGAAAGCGCATCCATTTCGCCCTCTACAATGTAGCAACGTTCAACATCTTTTAAATTATCAATGCCATAAAAAATGAGTTCCGCACCCGAAACGAGTTTGAAATTCTTTTCAGCATCACGATATTTCACATTGATCAGTTCTTTGTTGCGGAAATAATTGAAGTTGATGCACCGCCTTTTCTTTTGCACTTGTGGCATATATTCAAGCGATTCACCGATTTTCCAGTGCGCAATTGTTGGCTCCGTTATGCCTCTGGAGGCAAACCATTCAATCACACGATCATTCAAATCAATGCTAACTTTGGGAGGTTTTATGTATTCCTTTTTGCGCTCAAACTTTACGCTCCCGCTCCATCCGCAGTTGTGACAATTATAAACACCCTCATCAATAGTAACCGAAAGACAAGGATCGTTTTTCTTTTTGCGTGTGTGTGAGCATTTTGGACAAGTTGTTTTTTCGTATCCCGATTGTTTTTTCAGGATGATTCCTAAGGTTTCAAGTTTCTGTTTCATTTTGCTAACTTAAAAAAAAATCCAATCCGATTATCATCATTTGAATTGTTAAGGCATAAATAATAACAAAATACATTGCTGCCTTTAAAATGAATTTTTGGTTTCTGTTTAGTTTCATATTTTTATTGTTTTGTTTTTCCGTTAAAAATAAAATAATCACACCGCATTTTGTTCAAAATTGGTGATTCTGAAAAGTAGCTTTGCCACCTTGATGGAGTTGTTGTGTGTCGATGGCATTCATTTTTTATTTCACACCCCACTCCTTTACACATTGTAATATCAGGCATAATTTTTCACAATTTACTTTTCAAATATATTATTTCATCCATTGTAAGCATATCGTAAGGATGCACCACATAAGACAATACACGAGTGAATTTCAATTTGCGCTCATCAAATACCATCCCATTGGTTGCAAATCCTTTGAATTCAAAACGATTTTCATCACCTTGAAAAAATGCAA